CATGTCTGTTCCTGTCTATATTATACTTATGCCAAGTGCGTAAAAACAACACTTTAAGGGTTAATTTGACAAGTTCTTGACTAATAAATATATTAAATGTATAATAACACATATGAAAACCGAATACTATACCTACATGCATAAACGCCAAGATGATGGCCGTATTTTCTATATCGGCAAAGGGCAAGGAAGACGAGCCTGGAGTAAATGTAGATCTAAATACTGGAACAGCATCGTTAATAAACACGGTCTGATTGTAGAAATGTGTGGCTTCTGGAAAACAGAAGCTGAAGCTCTCGAACATGAAATATTTCTAATAGAATGTTTCCGCAAGATGGGTTATAAATTAGCCAACCACACTAATGGTGGTGAAGGAATATCTGGATATAAGTTTTCTGAAGAGTCTAAGAAAAAAAGGAGTGTGCTGAGAACAGGTGTAAAATTAGGACCAATGTGGTCAGAAGAAGATAAAGAAAAAATTAGATTACGAAATACTGGATTAAAACGTTCAGACGAAACTAAGAAAAAATTAAGTATTGCTAAAAAAGGAAAAAATAATCCTGGTTATGGAAAAAAGCAATCAGTTGAAACAATTGAAAAACGACGTATTAAATTAGTTGGTAAAACACATTCTGAAGAATCTCGTAAAAAGATAGCAGAAGCCAAAATGGGCGAAAAAAATCCCATGTTTGGTAAAATAGTTTCTGAAGAAACTCGAATAAAATTAGCTATTGCCAGTAAAAAAAGATGGGAAAATCGTGTGTTATACACTTGCCCACATTGTGACAAGGACAACTTAACTTCATTATTACTCAATAGATGGCATGGCGATAAATGTAAAGCACTAAAAAACAAAGATTAAATATTATATAACGTATTTGTCTATAATGGATAAATAAATTTAACGCAGGGTCCAAAGTTTAATTCATTTAAATCTCTGTCCCAGGGCTGTGTTTACCGAGCAGTGCGTAAGTCGGTTTCCTTAATCAGAGATACAATGAACCTAGATCCCAAATTCGCACACAAACACAGTGATCATCAGATCACAGTCCGTTTTACCCCTACAGAATATCACCCAGCCCAATTGAGATGTGCCGACTGCAACAAGTGGCTCAAATGGTTGCGACTGGAAGAAGCCAATCAAATACAACAAATAATAACTCAGGCATAACAGCTACCCAGCAAAGACAAACAGAGTCAAGGTGGGCGACCAATAAACGCCGGTGAATCCGTTCTGATGTGTGACGGCAACCAATTCGCTATATCTGTTTAGCGGCCTTACAGCACTACCCCTGTCCGGGGATGCCTAAAAGACGAGAACAAAGCCCAGGTGGCGTTCGACGATTTGCTGTATTGTAACGGTAGAAAAGTGAGTGGGATAACACACCCGTCAGGGTAACCCACAGGGACTTCAACAACAAGATGATCACAAGTCAGTTTGAAGTCCTGCGTAAGTTCGGCGACAGTAAATGGGAGACAGCAAAACCTGCCCAGCCTGCAATGGTGTCGTTTTTGTGATTCTGGTGGACGAGGCGATGTATAGAGGCCTGAATTCATGCTGTCCCAGCGTGATTCTGGCTTCAAAGGTGATGGGTAGAACTACAACTACTTCATGTAATTAAACAGCTCAAGTAAACAGATGTAACGAACGAAGTGAAGCTACATCTTTTACGCAGAGCACATCAACGCAGTTGATGTTTTATATATCTTCAAGATTCGCTCGAATCCACCCATATCAGCCAGATATCTTGATTGTTTACTAAATATTGTATATAATCAAGGAGAAGTAAATGGCAGAGCAATATCTACTACTTGCAGTGACGCCCAAGCGAGGAAAGTTAAATGACAACATCATCTGGAACATCATCTGGATCAAGACGTCAGATCTCAGCATCTGGACTCAGACTTTAGATCCCACGTATACCAATTGGAAAAAGTGTCAGTGGGATCGATTTGTCACAGAACCTGTCTACGGTCTTTATACCAATTTAAAAGAGACCAACAGAACAGATCGTGAAGGTCGTGGAGTTGTCAGTGCTGATAAGCGACCAACATTGTTGGAAGCCACAACTCAGAATGAAAGTATTGAAATAGCAGAAGCATTGGCCAATCAATTAACTTAAAAGGAACAGACATGAAAAGAGCAGCAAGAGAATTAATGGCACGCCGTGAGCGTAGCACAGCAGTATTAAAGATCAATCACAGACCAGCGGAGAATCAGATCTGGAGCAACAGCATGAGTCGTGCCAGGTGGTATGCCGACAACGCTCCTGATCATCAAATAGTCCAGGGCTGGATAGTTCATCCCTACATCCGTTATTCCGACACAGAGGGCCAAACGGCGCTCGAGCCCTACTATTGGAATTATTCCACCAAAGAGAATGAACATATTAATTACGGGCCTGCAACATTGGAAAACAGAGTTTGGATACAGGATCGCTGGGTATTACTGTCACCTGATGGTCGAATGCATTATCCATTCCCACCCATACTGCATCTGTTGCAGATGCCAGAAGGCCTGTTGTGGACATTTCGCGATGCTGATGACAATTTATTGACTCTGGCAGACATCCAGGATGCTGATCTGGCCCAGGCAGTGTTGGAATTGGACCCAGCACCAGAGTCAGGCGGAGCCACCACCAGTCTGGTGTCGGCATCAGGAACAAGCCTGGGCAGTAGCAATAGATTTTAAGCAGAGGGTGTGGTGGGCTACTGGGTCCGAAGATTGGCGCCTCCAGAGTGTTCCCAGTATTAAACAGGAATATTTAATGGCAATTAAGGCTTGCCCACCACATGATTATTTAGTCTGACTGGCCTGAGTAAATATCTGTATGAAACCTTCCGCTACAGAACCCAGATTATTGGCCACAGTTACTCTATACAGACGATTACAAGCCACAGGCTGGCAAGCTGTGCGCCGTTACAACAGATACTACATGCCCAGCCTGGCAGAATTGGCAGTAGATGATGAAACCCGGGTGGCACATGTCACATGCCCGGGGTGCCGCCGGAGAATGGCACGTCTGTATATGAATGAAATACACGAATGCCGAGCTGGTGTAGAACAACCTGAATATATACCAGCATATAAAATTGCAAGAGCACAGAGGAAAACAGCATGGCAACGAAAGAACGACACAACACTGGCAGCACAGTCTGGCACTACACCACAGACACAGGAGAACTCATACGTCGTAGACTACCGCGTGGAGCTGAACCAGAAGCCCATTGGAAGAGAGGATTCGGACCACACAGCAGAGAAATAGCTGACCGGATAGCTGCCAGAACTCGTGAGATTCATTGTGGTAAAACAGTCAGCAGGCTGACTCGACAACGAATGCGAGCTGCCAAACTGGGTGTGCCCAAGACAGCAGAACACCGTGCCAACATGAGTCTGGCACAACTGGAACGCAATCGCCGCCGTAGGGCATCTGAAGCAAAATAGCCATTTCTGCTTGACTTGGCTAAATACCCAGTATATAATCGAGATATTGTAGAAACTTCCAGGGAGAACTTACAATGACATTAATAAAAGATTTATCACAGATAGAATTATCTGTTCAATGGCACGCATTTCAAGCTCGAATTGAAAAGTTGGAAAAACGATTAAACAGAATGTATGGTAATGATGCCACCAAAAAAGATATAGCAGATATATTGTCTGAACGTGGAGATCAATTAAAACATCAACTCCAGGAAGCCTTATACAGTCAAGAATCCGTTGAGTATTGGTTACGTAATCGTGGAACTACTCAAGAACAAATCCAGCAATGGAATATAAAACCCAAACATGAAAGATTTGACAACTATGATGTAATTAAAACCTGATGTCTCCCTAAAGTTTGTCAGGTTTTGGCCCACTCTTAAACAGGTGGGCTTTTTCGTGACATAAATAAAGTATAGGACTGATTTGATTCAGAAAATATTATGCCCACAGAACAGATGACAGAACAGAAAGGCCGGAATGGCGGCGTTCGTGCAGGGGCAGGACGCCCAAAAGGTTCTCCCAATAAGATCACAGGCTCGACATTATTGGCCGAGATTGAACTACGTGACGTGCCATTTGCTCAGGGGCTGGCAGAAGATTACATCGCTGCCCGCCAGACTGATGACCGTCACCTGGTGTTGAAGTATCAACAGATGATCATGAACAAGGTCATAGCCGACAAGGTGGAGATAGACGTTACAGACCAGAATCGACTGTTGGAAGCCAAGCGTGATGCTTTCCGTGCAGCACTGGAACACATGGCTGGTCGCACAGTTCAAGCACAGGATGTCAACTTTACACAACTACCTGGTGTGGATGAAGTATAAGTAAACAAAAGGACCGGACTCATGGCCACTAGACCTGGATTATACGCTAACATACATGCCAAACAACGAAGAATAGCTGCTGGCTCTGGTGAGCGTATGCGAGCAACTGGCACACGAGGTGCGCCCACAGCAGCAGCATTTAAAAAAGCTGCTAAAACGGCTAAACCCGCCAGGCATAAATAAGTATGAAACATTACAGTCCGGCCGGACAAAAGGAAAGCGATTATGAAAGCAGCAAAAGATCAAGGTGACAAGGGTCTGGAATTTAACGGACAAGGTTCGCCAGTAAGTTATAAAGGTGGAGAGCAATATTCAGGTAACCGATCAGGTTTAGTGGGCAAGGCCAATTATGGCATGGGTCCACGCCGAGGCAACGATGGTTCTTGTGATGTTCCCATTTCAGGTCCCAGTGTGACCAGAGATCCAGTGCGTCACCCTGTGGACACAGCACGTGGTGGAAAAATTGATGGTGGAACAACTGTCAAGAAGCCTGGCAGTCCTGACAAGATTCGCTACTAAGGACTGATGAATGTATTATTCCAATCAACCATTTGAACCTCAGGGTAATGCCAGCGTAATTGCTGCCAATACCACCAGTCAGAACACCAGCGTGATCGCAGGCACCAACTGTAGTCAATTTCAGATTACCGCCATTGGAGCCACTGGTGTATTTGTTCACTGGAGTGCCACTGACGCCAACATCACTGCTGTGGTGCCCAGCACAACCACCAGTCTTCACGGCATTGCCATTCCTGGCAACAGCACTCGCGTGATCACACTGACAGAACTATCTCCAGCCACCAGCAATGTCTACTTTGCAGCCATCACAGGCAGCAGCACCAGCACAGTATACATCGTTCCTGGCATAGGCTTCTAAGGAACTAATATGAAAACAAACCCAGCCAGCAAAGCCTACCCAAAAGTAGCTAAAAATACCACCACAGGTTCAGGCACCAGTCAGATGAAGACTGTTGCAGCTCAACCTGGTCTGAAGAATGTCAATGCATCAGCTGGTCCACGCACTGGCAATGCCGGTAACATGACCAAACGTTCAGACTTCCAGGATCGCAAAGCCGAAGCAGCACCCTTGGCCAGCATGATCCAGAATGCTTACAAGGCTCGCACAGCCGGTGATTTCGTTGACCCACGTTATGAGTCCATTGAATCAACTGTGCCACCACGTAAGTTTCGGAGATAAGTAAAGTAGTAACACGATGGAGGCAAAGGTGTCTCCATCGTCTAAGATCAGATAAGGAACAGCAATGAAAAAAACCACAACATCACAACCCGACGTCTGGGGTGCAGAAGCACAACCCACCGTTGCCGCAACAACAGACAGCACACCAGAATTCCTGGAAGCACAACCCCTGACATTAGAACCACTGGACAGTCCCTATGATTTAGACGGGCTGATGACAGACTTCCCCACAGCAGGTGAACTACAAAAGTTTGTCTACGATCAGACAGGCATCGCTCTGCAATTGAAAGGCCGTGCCAACAAATTGAAGTATCAGGTGGCCATGGATGCATTAAATGGTCTGGAGGTTGGAGCAGAGTTTCGCACTGGTGAAAATCCCTATGTGGACCGCAATGACATGGTGCCAGTGGAACCAGTTCGCATTCTGCCTGCACGTGACGTGAGCCTGCCACCGATAGGTGAAGTGCAAAACGTATTCCACAGCATGTTCATCCCCCATCCAGATGCCAATCATCGTGCCCAGGATAAAAAGGTCACTGTGGCCTTCCGTAAGTATCGCACTGGTGCCATCACATATCAGATTGAAGGTCCCATGAGCCAGACAGCCATTGGCGACAAGATCGACAAGTATGGTAAGAATCGTCCTGAGATCATTGCCTGGGTAGATCCACGCACAGAAGAAATCCTGATCATGCGAGCAGATGGATCAGTGACTCCACAGGGTCAGAAACTACGTGCCCTGATGAAGAGTCACCGTGTGAACAACAGCAATGTCTGGGACACCTGGATTGACCGTGAGTTCATCAGTGCAGACGGCAGTGTCATTGACAATCCATGGGCTTAATTGACTCACCATGGAAACACGTCAACCTGCACTGCAAGCCCATACTGACCGCAGTCTGGAATCGCGTGTGGCCCGAGAAGTTCACAGCAGCTTCACTGACCGCTACCCCAGATCAGTGGAGCATTGCCTGCGTCTGGTTACTGAACGCCTACAGCTATCACTAGACAAACGCAACATAGTGGATCTCATGGACGTCAACAGTTGGATACTGAGTCCTCAGGATATCCTGGCCCTGGCCCGGAGCCTGGAGTTATTGGATCAGATCAACAGACGTAATAATCTGTGATCTCAGAAGAGCTGTTGATGCGTCGTGCCATCAGGTATGTGTGCGACGAGCATAAGCTAAAGCCAGAAAGTCTTAAAATGTTTGATCACGTTACTCGTGGTCAGTTTGAAGACCTGGCTTTAACCATTGCAGAGGACATGCGCTTTAATCAATTACGATACTTTCGTCCATTCCCTCATCAGATTAAATTTTTCCAGACCCGGACCAGCCGTCGTGGCATCCTGGCCGCCAACCGTATTGGTAAAACTGTATCAACATGTTATGAGACTGCCTATCACCTGACGGGACGCTATCCTGACTGGTGGACAGGCCGTCGTTGGACCGGACCCATCACAGCATTTGTTGCTGGTGAAGGTTGGGAACAGGTGGCTCGTGTGTTACAACAGGAACTACTGGGCGTGGCAGACATCAAGTTACGTCATGGTGTGGGCACTGGAGCCATTCCCAGAGAATGTATTGACCTGGATACCATACGTAGCGATGGCGCCAATGTCATGGCCTGTGAGATTAAGCATGTGTCTGGTCAACAAAGTTATTTGCTGTTCGGAAACTATACTCAAGAAGTTCGTAACTTACAGGGATTCAAACTGGATCTCGTGGTATTCGATGAACAACCTCCAGACGATATCTTTTCAGAACTAGTAACCCGAACAGCAACTACACAGGGTCAGGTCCTGTGCTCATTTACTCCCCTGAAAGGACTTAATGGCCTTGTGAGTAAATTCTGGAATCTGGAAGAAGGTTATGAGTTTGTCCGAGTCAGCTGGGACGATGTTCCAGAGTATGACACCTGGGGCGAACCCTTCCTGCTTAAGACCACTCGTAGACAATTGGAACTGGATTACCTGCCACATGAACGAGCTGCCCGTATATCAGGCACGCCAGTCATGGGCAAAGGTGCTGTGTTCCAGATCCGTGAGTGGCCCACCTACCAGACTGGTCAGTATAACTTTGCAGCCATACCCGACTGTGAACACATCATAGCCCTGGACCTGGGTCTGGTCAACGACAGAACTGTGATCAGTCTGATGTATTGGAGCCCGTCAGAGCGCATGGCCTGGTTACACGCACAGATCACTGTTAAAGGCACAGAAGAAGCCATACCCGATCAATACATCAGCCATCTACTTAGACCAGAAGTTCGTGGTGCGCCCATTGTGTTGCCAGCTGATGCTGCCACACCTGGCCGTTACACCATGACCAGTCAATCAATCCGTGAACTGTTTGAAAGTCACGGTCTCAATGTCTACCCCAAGGCCATCATGAACCCGCCTGACGCTGAAGGCCGTGTGAACAATCACAAAGCCTATGGCATCAATCAGATGCGACAGATGCTGGAAACTGGTGCTTTAATGATCAACGTCAATTGCACAGAGTTCATGCGTGAAGCACAGAACTATTTTGTGGATGAGAAGGGTCGCTTTAGTGATCCCGACGACTGTATAGACTCTGCACGTTATGCCATACTGGGCTGTCTGAACGGCATTGCAGAACCACGT